TTAATATTAGATATTTTCGAACGATGCTCCCGTTGGAGTGATGTAGAACGTGATGTCGATGAATTCCAAACTTCTTGTAGGTTTGATATAAATCTTACCTGTCATTTGGTTTCTATCCAAATCAGCCGTGTCATTAGAAACAGTTACACGGAAATCGTATAAACCTCTGTCTCTTCTAATTGCGTCCAAAATAGGATTAACAGCATCCAAGAAATCTTGTCTTACTTTGTCATCGTTTTGTTCAAATAACAATCTTACAGAAACTGCAGATATCAACTTACGAGCTTGTAATAGCAATCTTCTTACGTTGATTCTGTCAAGAGCCGATTGTCTAATTTGTAGAGTTTTGTTACCCCAAATTACAGTTCCTACGTCTGAGAAAGTTGCAATTGGGTTAATTCTACCTTGATACAATACGTCTCTATCTTCTTGTGTCAACTTCTTACGAGCCTTAACCGCGTTTACAATACCACGAGTGTAACCGGCTGCTGCGAACCAAGGGAACGCAATGTTATCAGTTAACGCCAAGTTTCTTGTTACTTCCGCTGTTGCCGGGATGTAAATCTGTGTATTATTAACAGTATCACGAGTTAATACCCAAGGATAGTAAGTAGCTGTATAGTTAGAATCGATACCTGTTTCTGTCAAACTATCAACAGCATCTTGTGGATAAATTAAATCCTGTGCAGTTACTGAAGGTAAGTATAAATTTACGTCAGGTGTTGTACATACATACAATGAATCCGCTCTTTGTGTTTCAACCATTTCGATAGTTGATTCTACCAAGTTTGAGTTATTAATATAATCAATACCAGGTGTAACCAAAACGTTAATGTTAACAGCCTCCGGATTTGAGAATGAATTAATACCTAACAAGTAAGCGTAATAGTCAGTGTTTGCGTAATCAACCGTGTTGTCACCAACAGCTATTTGTTTAAATGCACCCCAACCAGTTGCTGTAGGATATTTTGTTGAGTAACAAGCTCCTTTTAAGTAACCTGATTGACCTAATGCAAATCTGTCAGTATTTGTACGATATTCTCTGTAGATATCCCATCCGTCAAAACCACCTCTAACCATTAATGTAAATTTACGAGCGTAAATTCTATAATAAGGATTATTTACATCCATAATGGATTGTGGATTAAACGTCGCACTACCTACTTCAAACGCTGCGTCACCACTTGTTGTGTAAGAATTTCCGATAGTAATAACCGAAGCATCTTTATCCATATGGAAACCTTTAGTTTTGAATGCCCAATCAGTAGATTCAACAGCCGTACAAATATTGTTTGGTAATTGTTTACCTTTGTAAGCCAAGAAGTCAGGGTCGTAACCAATTGTATCAGAAATACCTAAATAAGTTTTTCTAACATTATCACCACCACTTGTTACACTATTAACAGAACCGTTTGCAGCACCAAATGGAGGGTTATATATAACTTCACCTGGATAATCATACTTAGTTTTGTAGATTGGGAATGGTGAAGTAACGTGGTCATATGTTCTGAAAGTATAACCTTGGAAACCTGAAGGAATTGCATCGATAGGTGCGTCTTCATTCATTTCTACCATAATATACTTAGAGTTCAATTCATATTCACCGTTACTTGTACCAATTTTCTTAGCGATGAAACTATTAGAACCTGGGTCCATTGTACAGTTTGTATATTTCTCAATAACAACAGGTGCACTATCACTATCATAGAAATCTCTTACTAACACATCAAATGTTAAATTATCAAATGACATATTTGCAATTGAAATTTTAACCTGCGTATTTGAAGAATCTCCATCTGATATCATAATGAACTTAAACAAGTTATACACTTTATTACCTCTCAATTCAGATACAACATAAGGACTTTCAGCGGTTTGATATTTTTCCATATACCAACCAATAGATGAAGGGTCAACTTGTTGTCTTGCACCTGGTAATGCCGTAAATGAAGTATTCAAACCTCTAATGTAACCCTTTCTATATGCATAAGTCAATAAGTTATTAAATTCTTCTTCAACAAATAATGGAACAATAGATTTAGGTTTTTGGAAGTTTGAAGTACCGAATACTTTGTTAACAAAATTAACGTCAGAAATTGATAATGAAGATTCAAATCCAAATGTTGTATTTTCTATTGTTGTACCTGTAATTTTGAATGTTGCATATGGATTTTTAGTAATTGCTGAATAAGCACCAGTACCTACAAGTTTTGCGTTAGTCACACCTGAAACTTCATATACCGCACCATTGTCACTTGAGTATGTTGCCAAACCTCTTGAACGTAATGTTGCAACTACTAAATTATCATAATCTGAATACGAATAACCCGAGAAGTATGAAATTTTTCCGGCAACCGAACCACTATAACAATAAACAATACTACTATTAGCAGAACCATTATTAGAGTTAGAACAAGGAATACATGCAGTTGCTTGTGTAATATTTACAGTCCAAACATTAGTAACACTTCCATCAGAAGATGTAAGAGTATAAGTTCCGGTATATGCTGAGAAGTTTCTTGTTTCACCAGTACCTTTATTTTGTGCTGCAGTATAATTTACACCACCAATACTTGAAGTCACCCCGGTTGTACAAGAATTGTAATAAACTGTTGCACCTGTTAAATTAGCAACTGTAGCACCTGAAGGTAAACATACTGTAATAGTATTATTTGTATAATCAATAGTACCCGAAGTTTGAGTAATACCAACACCACTAATACTAAATGAATTAAATAATGCACAATTACTTGAGGTAGTTGTTAATTTTATTGATGAAACTGTGTTATAGAAGGAGTACCCAGTATATAAACCCGTTCCATTATTTACAAATGTTGCATAATACCAAACATCGTTAGTATCATCAGTTTGGTCTGTTAATGAGTAATCAACTGAAGGAACTCCAAATACGTTAGTAGATGCTGTATAACCTGTAGTTGCGGTATAAGTTGAATGTGGTAAAGAACCAAAGTAGTAAATTGAACTTCCTGAAGTTGTTCCTGAAGAGTTAATAACCGCCTCAATTTGAGATTTAATATCCACATTTAAACTTGATGATGAACCGTTATATAATTCATAAGGGTTAGTTAAAATGTTTTGAATTTCAGTTGGGAAATTTCCTAAGAAAGAAACTGAACCAATACCATTTGAACAACCTGTAAATGTTACATTATAAGATAAATCAGATTTATATGTTGCACAAGTTGTTTGACACGTTGATGGGTTAGTGTAAGCACTTGTACACCATTGTGTTAACGTTGTAGAATCCAAATTTGCAATTGTTGTAATTGACCAAGAAGGACCCGCATCATAACCTGATAAACCTAAAATTCTTGTAACAAACAATTGGTTAGATTGTTGTAAATACGCTTTAGCAATGTATGCCGCTTCGTATTTTGGAATTTGGGTGTTGATGAACTTTTCAGGAGAAGAACCACCAAAGTAAGTTGTAAACTCATCGTACGTACGGATAAAAATTGGTTCGAAAGCTGGACCTATTAAAGTCTCACCCACAATACCAAGTGTAGTTACCCCCACACTCTGAGCCACAAAACTCAAGTCGACTTCTGAAGTGTAGACACCCGGAGAGACGAAAACTTTACTGTTTGTTGCCATTAGTTTTTAATTTTGTTTATTATTTTATTTATTTACTACATAAATATCCTTTCAAAACCCAAAAACTTTACTTTTTACCCTCTATTTATTATATGGGCAGACTTTATTCTACCTTTTTTCTACTATGAAACAAGACAAAAAAATTAAGAATCTTAAAATATCACCTGAAGTTCACGACATACTAAAAAAGTATTGTGATGACAATGGATTAAAGATGTACCGTTTTTTGGAGTCTTTAATTATTGAAAAATGTAAAAAGAAAAAGGATATCTACGGTGAGTAGTTATTGTAATTGATTATCAAATATTAAAACAGAATTAATTGCTGAATTTGTTTGAGTTACATCTATTCTGACAATGTCATTTGTATTAATTTGTATTTCAGTTAAATCGGTTCCATAAAAACTACCATTAATGTAAACATCATAAGAAGTAACATTAGAACTCTCCAAAAATACTGAATTTATGGTATAATCATATGTCTCACTTTGAGA